GGCGCGCTCATGCTGTAGCCCCTTCCTTCCCACGATGCGCCGCATTTGGCGGTTGATCGTCCCCTTGAGCTGGATCAGCCGCGCCACCTCGACCGGGTACTTGCTCCAGCTGCTGTTGAGCCGCATGTTTTCCTGCTGGGTCACGCACATCAGCCGGTCTAGCGTGATCTCCTCGAGCACCACCGTGGCCATGCCATCCCGGAAGCGCACCACCATGCCCGGCGGAATCGGGCCGTGCGCCGCCTCCCAAACCTCGCGGTGCACGCCGCGCCAGCGTTGCGCCGGCACCAGGTTCTGGTCGTCGGTGTACTTGCGCTCCAGCCGCCCATCGGCCCCAATGCGCAGCGTGCCAATCGGCACATAGCGCGCGTACTCATGCGCCGCCCGGCCCGGCTTAAAGCGCGTCTCGGCGCTGCGCCCGCCCGCCTGCCAGCCCTTCAGGCCTTTGTTCTTTGGCACGCTGCCTGCTTGGAAGCGCGTCGGGCTGGCCGCCATAAACTCAGCCGACTTTTTCAGGCCCAGCTTTGTCGCCCGCCCGCTGATAGCCGGGGCCGTGCGCCCCATTAGGCCCGCCAGCGTGTTGTTCGGCGTGCTCGGGTACATGGCCACCAGCGTGGCATCGTCAAAATCCGACCATGGCCGATGATCCGGCCTCGAGGGCAGGCGCTTCATTTTGCGGCCCCTTCGGTGGTGTTGATCTCGATCAGCTTGTCGATGTAATGCCGCGCCTTGCGCAGATCATCGAGCCCGCCCTTCTGCTGCCAGCGGCTCAAGTACTTGATGGCGTTGCCCTCGAAGTACCCGATGTTGTTCGCGGCGATATAGTCCCAAGGCTGTATCGCTTTTTTGCGATAGTGGTCGCCAGAGATTTGGATGCTGTTTGCGCTGTCCATGCGTCAGTCCTGTGGTGCGGTGGTTTTGGTGCGCAGCGCCACCCGGCGCGGCGTGGTTGCTCTGCGGTGCGCGGCGCGCATGGCTGCAGCCTTGCGGCGGATCAGCGGCCCCCAGCCAGCGTGCGCCAGCGCCTCGGCCAGCGCCATGCGCTGCAGGTCCGGCGGACTGCACGGCGCCAACTGGGCCAGCGCTTCGGCGTGGGTGTTCCTCATGCGCGGCCCTTGTGGTCGGCGCGGCATTCGTAGGCCGCGCCACCAAGGGGTAGCGTGGCGCGGGCGATTGCTTGCGCCGCATTGCGGCAGGCGCGGTCAAATTCTTCGGCAATCGCTGCGTCCTCTGGTTGCTCGACGCAGCTGACCAGGTCAGCAAGCGATGCAAGCGCCCTAAGCAAGTCTGGCGCTGCGGCGATCAATCGAGCGTTCGCCCGCATGGTGGCTTCGGCCACGTCGTCAGGCTCGTAGAACACGTCGGCAACTGCACCCGCGCCGGAGTGGATGCGGATTGGCTTCGGGTGTTTCGCATCGGGGAATATGGGCAGCTTTTGGCTATCAACGTGCGCGGCCACCCAAGGGCCGGGGGTGATGTGGCGGGCTTCGCTCATTTCGAGTCTCCATCGGTTGCCTTGGCAATGGCTGCTTTGGCGGTTTCAATGAAATGCGGCGGCGCGTAGCTGTCCGAGCTGTAGGGCTTGCCTGGGCCGTCAAGCTCGGCCACCATTGCTTGCAGGGCGGCGAGCAGATCGGGTGCGGCGGTAATCAGGCGGGCGTCGGCGTCAACATCGCCAAAATCGGCAAGCGGAAGCATGGTTGAAATGTTCCACGCCCTGCCAATACGGGCTACTTGGTTGTAGTCGCTAACCTTGGTGGCAAACCACGGCCCCGGTGTGTGCGCGCTCATTTGGCTTCTCCTGCTGGTGTGGTGTGGGTGTGCTGCTGTAGATCGGCGGTGCCGGTGGCCGGCAGCGTGCCGGGGTGCGCCCGGAACCATTTAAGAATGTGTTGGCCCAGGGCCTGCTCTTGATCGCGCATCAGTCTAGGAATGACTTGCTCAGGCTCGATTTCATCGGCAGCGATCTCGGAAACGATTTCAAAGCAATTCCGGCCGATTCCCGCCGCGAGAGGCGCAAGCAGATCGACGGGTGGCACCAATCGTGCCGTGTAGATCGGCCCGAAGTTGCCCGGCCCCCACGCATCGAGCGCATCGGCTTTGGCGGCTTCGAGCGCCTGCTCGCGGGTGTCGAACTCGGACACGGACTGGTGGCCTTCGAGGATGTAGACAAACTTGCTCATGCCAGCCACCCCAGCATGGCCATAACGGTAAGCACCAGCGCCGCAATGGCGCAGGTGGCCACCACCACCACGTCGGCGGCTGGCATGGGCGGGTAGTCGTCGGGCGCCTCGATGTGGTGGCTGGTGTGCGGCCCGAAGGCCGATTCGAGCGAGCGGTGCGCCCGGCCTGTCCAGTTGCTTGACTTGGTGTTCATGTGGGCTCCGGTTGGTGTTGCGATAGCCGTACTTTACCCAATGGGGAACGCAAAAGCAATACCCAAAGGGAAAAAAGCAACAAAAAATTTTTAAGGCGGTCGGGTCTTGCGCCGGGCGCAGCAATCCTTTACAGTCTGTGTTTATTGGAGCCGATCAATGAAGACCATAGGCGAGCGCGTCAGGCAGGCAAGAGAACACAGAGGTCTATCTGGTGTTGGGCTGGCCAAGCTGGTGGGGTACAAAACCCAGTCCGGGGTAAGCAACCTCGAAAATCGAGCCGGCGGGCGTGGTGGGCTCATGTTGCCCAAAATCGCCCAAGCCCTTGATGTGTCACTTGATTGGCTGCTAGATGGTCCAGACACTGCGGATGTGTCGCAAGTGCCGGCTTATGCCCGCAAGGCTCAGGGCCATCGTGGTGATGATGGGCCTGGATGGCCCTCCAGAATGGCCCGATCGACCGCCCACGGCCTCATCGACCAAATCAGCGAGGTGGGGTTGGCTCGATTGCTGCCGGTGCTCGAAGATGTGGCCAAGGCTCGCCCCGAAAATCAAGGCGGAAAGTGACTTAAATCAACGGCCTGAGGGCCAGAAGGAGAGGCAGATGGAGATCATAGCAGCTTGGGCTTTTTTTGCCGCGCTTGTCGGCTACATGGCGGCCACATTTAACCGCAGTGGCTTGCTGTACTTCGTGCTTTCGCTGATCTTGTCGCCTGTGGTTGGCCTCATCGTGCTGCTGATCTCAGGCAAAAAAACCGACAAGCCCACGCCGGCCACGCATGTAAAGTGCCCCGAATGCCGCGAACTGGTGCTCAAAGACGCCAGCAAGTGCAAGCATTGCGGCTGCGCGCTGGTGCCGCAGTAGGCGATAGCAGCTAGGCAGCCCGCTGGGTGGGCGCGTGCGGTGGCCTGCCGCGCCGCAGCGGCTTCGCATTGCCTGCTGGTGCTTCCGCCTCTGGCCTAGCGGGCTCTGCCGCCGGCTGGGCCAGCGCCGCCACTAGGCGCAGCACCGTTGACCATTGATCTTCTGGCAGGCTCTCCATCAGAGCCATGACCCGCGTGCGCGGGTCTTCTTTCGCCTGCATTTCGCTGTACGTGGGCGCGTTGTCCATCCAGCCACGGGGCAGCGCCAGCCTTTCCTCGATTTCGCGGGCCATCGTGTCACCCATGTTGTATGTCTTTCCGCCGCGGTCGTGCCGCACGTTGGCGTTGAGGACGCGCGTCAGTCTTGCAGTTTCGCTTCTGGCGTAGCCCAGCAGCTGACAGAGGTTCGCGGCCCCGCCGTGCTTGTCGGCGAGCATTTTCAGCTTGGTTCGCCGGATTTCTTCGCAGGTTTGCATGGCTGTGGATTGCATCAAAGAAGTGGGAGAAAAAAAATTCCCCAAGGGGCTTGACATACATTCCCCATTGGGAAGTACAATGGCCGCATGAACACTTTGAAAGACTGGCTCGACCAGGAATCCGGCAGGGCGGCTGCGCTGGCTCGGCATCTCGACGTTGTTCCATCCTTCGTACACAAAATGGCCATGGGCGAAAAGCCCGTGCCGGTGCAGCGCATGGCCGCCATCGAGGCTTTCACCGGCGGCGCAGTCACTCGCCAGTCCTTACGCCCCCACGACTGGCACCAAATCTGGCCCGAGCTGGCCGCCACCGAGCCCCAACCATGACCAGCAATAACCCCGACCGCATCGAGCTGCGCGTCGAACTGCCCAGCGTCGATGTGTCCGTGCTCGACGGCTACTGCAGCGCCACAGGCCGCTCCCGCGCCGACGTGGTGCGCTGCATCCTGTCCGATTGGTCGTTGGCGCGTATCCATGAGGCAAAAGTAATCTGCCGCGTGGCAGGTGTAAATCCGTTTGAATCGGAGCCGGGCAGGAAATGACCGCCGCAGCCGTCGCCACCGCTCGCCGCCCCCTCACCCTGCGCGAGGCCGAGGCCATGCTGCAGTACGTCGAGGGCGCCGAAGACCGTGAAACGTGGGTGGCCGTGGGCATGGCGCTCAAGTCCGAATTCGGCCCCGACGCCCTCGACCTTTGGGACCGCTGGAGCAGCGCCGCCGCCAACTACGACGCCCGGGCCGTGGCCGCCTGCTGGCGCGGCTTCAAATCATCGAGCACCGGCGGCTACAGCGCAGGCACCCTCATCAAGTTTGCCAAGGACGGCGGCTACCGCCCCAGCGCCGCCGCCTCGCCCACACCCGGCGAGCTCACCGACCTAGCCCGCCGCCGCGCCCAGCGCGCCCACAAAGCCGCCACCGAAAAGGCCCAGCGCGAGGCCAATGCCGCCACCGCCATGCAGCGCGCCCTCGAGTCGTGGCAGCAGGCCAGCCGCGAGGGCTCCAGCCCCTACTGCGCGCGCAAGCTCATCGAGCGGCCCGAGTCGGTGCGCTTCACGCCCGGCGGCGGCATCGTCATCCCCATGATCCGCTACGACCTCCCGCGCCACCTCGCGCTCAAAGGCGTGCAGACCATCGCCCCAGATGGCGCCAAAAAGTTCACGTTCGGCATGGAAAAAAGCGGCACCGCCTGCCGCCTCGGGCTGGCCGTGGTCGGCGAGCCCGTGTTCATTTGCGAGGGCTGGGCCACCGGCGCCAGCATCCGCGCCGCCATGGGCTACCGCCTGCCCGTGTTCGTGGCTTTCGACGCCTACAACCTGCCTCTGGTGGCGCAGTACGTGCACCAGGCGCTGCCTGGCAGCCCGCTCATCATCTGCGCCGATGACGACCACGCCACCAAGCGCGACGGCTGGCCGTGGAACGTGGGCCGCATCCAAGCGCAGGTGGCCATGGATGGCGTCATGGACGCCGGCGCCAAGCTCGTCTGCCGCAGCTACCCCGTGTTCGACGCCGCCACCCCGCGCACCGACAAAGACACCGATTTCAACGACCTGCACCGCCTCGAGGGCCTACCCGCCGTCACCGAGGCCATGGAGCTGGCAATCGAGGCCCTCGAGCTGATCAAAAGCTATGGCTAAGCCCCACATCTACCACCTGCCCGACGACATGGACGACAGCGACGACTCTGGCGCGACCACCCCACCACCTAGGGGCGGGGCCCCGCTCGGCGCGCGCCGCGAGAAGCGCAAAAAAAAGGTGGACATGGGCAAGCTGCAGACGCTGTTCAAGAGCTTCGTCTATCAGTACGGCTCCAACATCGCGTGGGACACCAGCAATCGCATCGCCATCCTCATCAGCAACCTGCGCCACACCTTTGGCAACGACGAGGTGCGCATGTGGCTGGGCAGCGAAAGGCGCCGCGACGTCATGCCCGATCAGGTCGTGTTCGACCCCACCGGCGCCTGCGGGCCTGCCGCCGTCAACCTGTTCGGCGGGCTCGACATGGTGCCCATGCCCGGCAACGTGCGCCCCATCCTCGACCTGCTCGAGCACCTCTGCGGCCAAGACGAAGACATCTACAGCTGGGTGCTCGATTGGTGCGCTTACCCGCTGCAGCACTTGGGCGCCAAGCTGCCCAGCGCCGTCATCATGCACGGCGACGAGGGCAGCGGCAAAAACCTATTCTGGGAGTGCTACGCCAGCCTGTACGGCGAATACGCCAAGGTCGTGGGCCAAGACCAGCTCGAGGACAAGTTCAACGACTGGATCAGCAAAACCTGCTTCGTGATCGGCGACGAGGTGCTCAGCCGTCAAGAGATGCGCCACCTCAAGGGCAAGCTCAAGGCCATGATCTCGGGCAAAACAATCCAGATCAACACCAAGATGATGCCCGTGCGCAGCGAGCGCAACCACGTCAACATGGTGTTCCTGAGCAACGAGATTCAGCCCAACGCCCTCGACTCGAGCGACCGCCGCTACCTAGTCGTCTGGACGCCGCCCAAGCTCGAGCGCGCCTTTTACCAGCAGGTGGCCGACTGCATGGCCAGCGGCGGGCGCGAGGCTTTCATGCACTTCCTGCTGCAGCGCGACCTGGCGCACTTCGACCCCTACGCGCCGCCGCCCGAGACGGTGGCCAAGGACAACCTCAAAGACCTCGGGCGCCCCACCCCTGAGCGGTTTTGGCTCGCGTGGAAGCGCGATGAGCTGCCGGTGCCATACAACAGCTGCAGCGCCGAGCAGGCCTACCAGCTCTACCGCAAGTGGTGCAGCGCCGAGGGCGAGAAGTGGCCGGTCACCAAAAATTGGTTTGGGCGCATGGTCTCGCGCGTGGCTGGTGACGCGCTAATTGTGCGTCAAATTCGCGTGCATTTGGGCCAAGTTTGCCGCGTTTGGATGGTCGCCCCGCCCCCCGAAGGCGTTGATGTGGGCCTGTGGGCTGAGCAAGCAATCGCCGCTTTTGACAACAAAATCAAAGACTGGCGGGTAGGCGAATGAAAAAAGTGGCGTCAGGTATCAGTACCAACAGTTACGGCATCAGGCAAAATGCCGGTACAGAAAAGCCCAATCAAAACAACGCTGTAACGGCATCACGGGCAGTTACGGCATTTCCCTATATATACATGCGTGCGCCCGCGCACATACACATCACGAAAAATGCCGTAACTGCCTGTTATGCCGTTACAAAGATGTTTTTAAAAGGGTTTTTTGTACCGGCATCCAACCCTAATGCCGTAACTGCCGGTACAAACCCATGAAGCTCAGCATCCAGACCGATTTTCCGCAGGTCAAGCAGCGCCTCGAGCGCCTGCGTGCCGATGTGGCCGACAAAGCGCTGGCCATGGCGATCAACCGCACCATGGATCAAGCCCGCACGGCCATGGTGCGCCAGATCACGCGCGCCTACAACGTCAAGGCTGGGTTTGTGCGCCAGCGGCTGGCGATCAGCCGCGTGTCGTTCAAGAGCGGCAGCATGGCATTCACAGCGAGCCTCACGGGCACTGGCAAGCGCTCGGCCAACATGATTGCCTTCGTGGCCCGCAAAGCGCCCAACAATGGCCGCCGTGGCGGCCCGCAGCTCGGGTTTCGCATCCGCAGGGGCGGGCCTATCACCCGCGTGACCAGCGCCTTCATCGGCAACAAGGGCCGCACGGTGTTTGCGCGCACTGGCGACGCACGGCTGCCCATTCGGGCGCTGCGCACCATCGACGTGCCCCAGATGTTCAACCAGCGCGAGATCAACGCCGCCGTGGTGCAGGTCATCCATGACCGCTTCCAGGCGGTGTTCGAGCAGCAAGTGAGGTTCTATGCCAGCCGCGCCCGCTGACGCCGCCGCGCTGGCCGCCGCCGCCGCC